TGATTTGAGAAATCAATTCTTGAATATTGTTAATCCTTATTTAGAACAAGTTCAGTCAAATAGTGGATTAAATGCATTTAGAGTTATTATGGACGATACAAATAATACACCAGAAACTATTGATAGAAATATGTTGATTGGTCAGGTATTCTTACAACCGGCAAGAACTGCTGAATTCATTGTATTGGATTTCATTGTTCAACCAACTGGCGCAGCATTTCCGGAGTAATTTTAAATAAATTGATATTTATTATTGGAGACAAAACATGGCAGAACTATTAGAAGCGAATAAGATATTTTACACACCATATGAACCGAAATTAAAGAATCGTTTCATCATGGAAATAGCAGGTATCCCAGCTTTTACAATTAAAACAGCTCAAAGACCTCAGATTACTTTTGATGAAGTTGTTTTGGAGCATATGAATATTACGAAGTATGTTAAGGGTAAGGGTAAATGGCAAACACTACAGATTACTCTGTATGATCCGATTGTTCCTTCCGCAGCATCTGCTGTCATGGAATGGGTAAGATTACATCATGAAAGTGCAACTGGTCGTGATGGATATCAAGATTTTTATAAGAAAAACGTTACATTTCAAGTATTAGGACCCGTTGGTGACATCGTTGAAAAATGGACACTATATGGAACTTATATTCAAGACGCTACGTTTGGTGATTTAGCATTTGAAGATTCTAATCCAGTTGAAATCACATTAACATTAAGGTACGATTACGCTATACTTGAATTTTAATAGTTATTAATCACTAAGGAGTTATAATGTCAGAACACAACTTTCCTACGGAAGTCATAGACCTTCCATCTAAAGGAAAAGTATACCCAAAAGAGTCACCACTATCATCAGGTAAACTTGAATTAAAATACATGACAACACGAGAAGAAGACATATTAATGTCTGAAAACTTGATTAAAAAAGGTCTTGTTATTGATAAGTTATTAGATAGTTTGATTGTTACGGATGGAGTCAAACAAGAAGATTTAATTCTTGGTGATAAAAATGCCGTATTGGTTGCTTCTCGTATATTGGCTTATGGACCTGAATATACCGTAGAGGTTACGAATCCAAATGATCCAAACCAGAAAGTACAACATAATTTTGATTTATCGCAATGTCCTTTTAAAGAACTTTCAAAAGACATAGATTATAGTGGTAATGAATTTGAATACACAACATCTGTTGGTAAGAATAAATTAAAATTTAAATTATTAACTGGTCATGAAGAAAAATTAATTGAAAAGGATTTAGAACAATCTAAAAAGTATGGATATAGTACAGAGATATCTACTCGATTAAGATATACTATCACCGAAGTTGATGGTGATTCAAAACCTGCAACCATTAGTGATTTTACACAAAACCTTTTAGCTCGTGATTCTGTTGCATTAAGAAATTATATTCGTGATATGTCACCTGATATAGATTTGACAACAGAAGTAGAAATAGGAGGTGAAGCAGTTGACGTGAGTATTCCGTTGACTGTAGAGTTTTTTTGGCCTTCGACCATCAAATAAATTAGACATACATAAAAATATATTTTACTTTATATACGGGACTCCTGGATTTACATTCAGTGATGTCTATTACATGCCTGTTCATTTAAGAAATTTTTATTTCCGTGAATATTCGGATTTTAAAAAGAAAGAAAATGAAGAAATGAAAAAGGCACAACAAACTTCAAAACAACCTACGATTCCAAGACGATTCAATCCAAAGAAATAATCCCTTTTTGATATTTATTAATATATTAGGAGAACTACATCATGTCGTTTATGAATAGAAAAAATATATTATCAGAGGGATTTTTTGATTCCTTGAAAAAATTCATTAAAGATAGAAAAAAATTATCAAAGAAAGAACGTTCTTATATGAAGGACAAAGAGTTTCGTGAAATTATAAAACGATTTGATAAAGCTGTGGCTGATCTTGACGCGGCAAAAGAAAAATATTATAAAAAAGGTTCTAACTAATGGCTAAGAAAATAATTCAGACAAAAGAACAATATGGTTTTGAATCTGCGGTAAGACATGCTGAAGAGTTAAAAGCAACCCAATCAGAAATACTTAGAAATGAACAAGCTCTCAGTGACCTTCAAGAGAGAATGGCAAAACGAAAAAAGGCTGGTCAAAAAGCTCATCATATGCAACTTACTCAGGAGAAAGCAACTCAAGAGCTCATAGTAAATTTAAAAAGAAAAGTACCTATACTTGAAAGACAAACAAGACAGGAAACAACTCAACAACTTAAAAATAGAAAGGCATCTGCACAATATGAAGCAGAAACGATTAAAGCCGAAAAACAACATCAAAATATATCTCAAGACTTAAATAAAAGTATATTTAAAAGAATAGGAAGCGCTGGAATACTTAAAGGTTTGTCATTTGTAACTGGTCAAAATCTAAAGACTCAATTATCACAAACTACTGAATTAAAACGACACACAGCTGATTTAGTTAAAGAAATAACAACAGAAAGTGAGTTTTTGAAATTCAACGCTAAAGATAGAGCAACAATGATTGATTTATCAAAAGGTTTAGCAGATGGTACTTATGATGAAATTGATGCCAGAGAAACCTTACAGAATTTATCGGAAGATGGATTAAAGGTAATTGAACAACAAGAAGATGGAATTGAACAACAGATGGCGTTCTTTAAACCTATAGCAGTAATGAAAAAAGAAGAAGTAGCGGCTGGTGAAAGAGCTGAAAAAATTGAAGAAGAAAAGGCAAAATGGGCAGGTGTAAATAAAAAATTAAATTTAGGAATAGCAGCTGCTTTTGCACTTGGATTAAAAATCGCTACAAAGTTTGCAGAAATTTTAGATGGCATTGGAAAACAATTTGGTAGTTTAAATGTCATGGGTCCACAATTTCAAAAAGACTTAATGGCATCATCAGTAGAAGCACAAAAACTTGGTGGTGGTATGGAAGATGTCGCTGCTATAACAAGTACATTAGCATCAAATTTTGGAATGAATGTTGATGAGGCTGCAGAATTATCAAGTAAAGTATTTGATACGAGTAAAGCAATAGGATTATCTGCAGACGAGGGTGCGAATCTTTTTGGTGTATTGATGCAAACAGCAAATCTATCGGCAGATCAAGCAGAGGATTTAGCTGAAGGAGCGTTTCAGTTAGCCAGACAAGCCGGTGTAGCACCCGCTCAAGTAATGAAAGATATCGCGAGTTCTACTGATGCGATTGCTAATTTTACAAAAGATGGTGGTAATAATATAGCAGAGGCGGCGGTTCAAGCTAGACAAATGGGAGTTTCACTCGATACAACTGCGAAGGTAGCTGAAGGATTATTAGATTTTCAATCTTCAATCGGTAAAGAAATAGAAGCATCGGTATTGATTGGACGACAATTAAATTTTCAAAGGGCAAGAGAATTAGCTCTGAGTGGTGATATCGCTGGAGCAACTAAAGAAATAGTTGGCCAATTGGGTGATGAATCTGATTTTAATGCACTTAATTTAATACAAAGAAAGGCATTGGCTGATTCTATTGGAGTATCAGTTGGTGAATTATCAAAAATGGTATCTGCTACTGATAAGTTAACTTTGTCTGGTGCTTTGGCTGCTGGTTCATTTGATGATTTAACAGGACAAGAAGCTTTGAGTAATTTAAGTTCAATAACAAATGAGTTTAAAGCACTGATGAGTGAAGCATTGATAGTGATTGGTCCTGAAATTGAAAACTTGGCTGAAAAATTTAGGGATTGGTTAGACGAATCAGGTGGAGTTGCTTATCTAAAAGAAACATTTTTTGGGTTGGTTAATACAATTAAAAATCTTATAAGTTATTTACCAGTAGTAATTGCTCTTTTTGCTACAATGAAAGCGGCCGCTATTGGAGTCGCAATTGCACAATCTATGGCAGCACTTACTAAAGGTGGGATGACAATGGGTTTGCCTGGAATTTTGTTAACTGCAGCTGCACTTGGTACTACATTTCTTGGTCTTAAAAGTCTAATGAGTTTTGATGACTTAGACATGTTGAAAGGTGCTATGGTAAAAGGTGGTCCTTCAACTAAAGCTGTAGCTCAAATACAAGGTGGAGAAGGTGTCTTTCAAGAAAAAGGACTACAAGAAATGTTTGGGGGTTTTGGAACACAAAATGCATATCAAAGGTCATTTGGTCTTACATCAGCTGATGCTGAAATGATTGGAACTGCTATGGCAAGTAAGATTAGTTTAAAAACAGACATAAAATCAGGTAATTTGCAAGTTGCAATGGATACTGCGATAAATCCAATGGCTGGTACATCACTGATTAGGGATTTTTGATAATGGGATTAGAAAATTTAAAATCAGTATTTAATGATTTGAGTGAAAATCAAATATCGAATCCATCTAAATTAACACCTCATGCTTCAAGACTTGATGACATTGAAGATAATTTAATCAGTGACCCTAATCCAAGAGCTGGTATGTTACATGGTATATTAACTGAAGGTGATCAATATGTATTTGAACTTCCAAACCCACCAGACAAAAAACCATTGACTGGTCGTGATACTTCGGATTACAATGATATATTAAAGCATTCAACCATTGATCCAAAAAGTGGTTTACATTCACCCGTAAGTGATTTATCTCAAGATTCCGATAGTTTTACAACACTTCCATTTCCAAAAATTGATAGTGTTTTTGCTAATAAATCAATTCGACTTCGTGGTGGTGAATCATTGATTGATACGGAAATAGAACATAAGTTTGGTTTTAGTACACATAGTGATATTAATAAATTAAGTCCAATTGCATTTAGACAAGAAGATAGTCCACAGACAAAACAAGAAAGAATTGAAATTACTGCTGAAGAAATAAAGATAAATAAAGTATCAGAAACGGAAGAAGGTGGTTTATTTCAAATACTTGGGGTAAACACTCAATTGGGTAAAGGTGTTTTTAATTGGTCAAGTCTTTATAATTCTAATCACACACCTATTTTAGAAAGAATACCGATTGATACTGGACGAAGCGATAAGGATGGAAAGGCAATATTACTAAATACTCTACGAAGTGGTATGGGTACTTTAGGTAATTTAGATATAATGGGTTATAACTCAGGTAAACTTAAAAATTTTAGAGGATTTGATCGTGGTGATGAACCTTATATTATAAAACCAATTGGTTCTAAGGATTATACTACATTAACCAATAGAGATACTTCGCCATTAAACAGAGCACTTGATGATGTTTCAAGATTGGGAAAATTTTATGAAAGTGAAGCTGGAAAACAAAGTATTTTTAATGAAAATATTACAAATATATTAATCGGAAATTCTACGCAACCATTTAGAACTGATACCTTTTTACTACGACCATTTGCAAATCCAATTCAAGGTAATACAGGATTTTTAAATTTTACTAATCAATTTAGAAATTTAGGTAATACGGTTGGTAGTTTAAGAAAACCCACTACAATTGAATATTCAAGTAGACACAACATTGGTCTTCCATTTGGAAAACTTGGAGATAGGATTACAACATTTCTTGGTATTGACCTTGACGTACCCAAAATTACATCAACTCCATTTTTTGGTTTAGGAGTATCAGCTGATAATCTGAAAAAAGGTGGTTCTCGTAATAATACTGTGTATGTAGATAATCTTTCTAAATACGACGCAGTGGTTCCATTGGGTATTTCTAAAGATGATGAACCACCTCCATTAGAAGAAGCTAACTTAATTAAAAAAGGTGATTTTTATGTTAGATTTAAAGATTTAAGAAATAATAAATTCATTTATTTCAGAGGATTCGTTACGGGTATAACAGAAAATGTAAATCCATCATGGCAACCAACTAATTATGTTGGACGAAGTGAACCAGTTTATTTATATGAAAGAGCTGAAAGAGATTTGAGTTTTAATTTAAGGTTGTATCCATTTAATAAAAATGAATTTGAAAAAATGTATGAAAAAATAAATTATTTAACCAGTTTAGCATATCCTGAATATTTACCAGAACTTGATAATGCCGCAGCAGTAAGAATGAAAGCACCATTCACAGAATTATATATGGGTCATATTGGTAGCCGTGATATTGGCCAATTCGGTTTTATAAAATCAATAACTTATACTGTAAATGAAAGTGGTGATTGGGACGCCGAAACTAATTTACCAAGATTAATTGACGTTGCTATAACTTATCAAATTTTAAGTAAAAAACCACCATCACTTAAATTTACTCAACCAACAGCTGATTCACCGGATTCTTTTTATCCTGCATATAAGAAATTATAATGTCTAGATACGACCCTATAAGAAAAATAACAGATAAAAAAGTAATAAGAATTGGTACTGCTTATTTACCAACACGTGAAGAAAATAATTCAGATATATTATTAATTGCCGTAGATGGCGATAGATGTGATTTAATCTCACAAGAATATTACGGAACAACTGAACATTGGTGGTTTATTGCATCCGTGAATAATTTAAATACCAATAATATTGAGGCTGGTACTCAATTAAGGGTGCCCGTTTCAACTGAATTAGCAAAATTGAAGTAAAATGGCTATAAAATTTTCCGATAGGGTTTTTGGTGCTAATGTAAGTTCCGATATAATTAAAGAATTTAAAGAACTTGCTGGTGGTGGATTAAAAACAGTTACAGAAAAACATCCAGCTGGTAATATTTTAGAATCAGTTGAACCGACATTTAAAAAATATTTAGGAGATAGAACTACATTTGCTAGAATGTGGACTGCTCTATTGGTTGAACGTGATAACTCAAAAGAAGTTTTTTATCATGTCATTAATGATAATAGAGATAACAGTTATGAACCAAATAAATCTATAAATATTCAAGATGGTTCTAATTTTTTTCCAGAATTAACTAAAAATCCACATTTAAAACCAAAAGCAGGTATTACTTCAATATCAATGAAATTAGAAGGTTCTTTGGGGGCAATAAAAAATACGACAGTTGAGTTTATTGTTCATAATAAAAACGATTTTGAAGAAATATTTTTACCATTTTTTTTAAAACCAGGATCAACTGTTATTATAGATTATGGGTGGTCTGATAAATCTATTAATTTATATGATATAAAAAAACGAGTAACAAATACTGATGTGGAATTATCGGAATTTAAAAAATATATATATGGTGAAAAGGATACGGATGGTAAAACCATAACAAATGGATTTATAAATGATAATTTAGGATTGGTTGATACCATAATAGGAAGAGTTGTAAATTATAATGCATCTGTAAATGCTCAAGGATCATTTGAGTGTTCAGTAGAATTAAAATCAGAAAATGCAAGTTTACTTGATGCGACAATAACAGAAGAAAATCATTTAAAATATATTTTTTCTAATAAAGTAGAAGATATTTTAGTACAAATGATTACGGGTGATAAGGTTTCAAAAGCAATTTCTGCTAAGTATACTGTTATGGATGAAGCTTCAAAAAAAGAAGCTTTGAATATATTCTATGACACCATAGCTATTACAGGTAGTGGTGATTTTGATGAATCAAAGAGTTTAATACCAAAAAAATCACTTGAAGCTGGATTATTTTATCAAAATATAACTGATGTAAAAAATGCAGATAATACCGATAGAGAAATTTTATATATTAATTATGGATTATTTGAAGATTTATTTTTAAATGAATTAATTGCACAAAATAGTGAAAATGATAAATATTCTTCAAATTTTAATACAAGAGAAACTTTTGTCAGATATGAGACTAATTTAATAAACAGACAAAGAAGTGTATTGGGTGGTAATGAACAATTACCGTTATTTTTGTATCCAAGTAGTTGGCAAAATACCCGTAATGGTAAAACACCAATCGATGAATATAGAAGTCATAGACAATTCAGTGTGGATGGAAAACAATATGAAAATGAATATAAAGTGCCAATTATACCATTTAGAGAACTTTTTATATCAGTTGTATTAATTAGTAAAACATTTTCATCAAAACAAAATGTAAACGAAGCTTTAGGATCTATTATTGAATCAATTAATAAAGATTCTTATGGTGTTTTTAAACTTAAAATGATATCATTAAATGATTCTTTTAGTTCAATTTCATTACAAGATGTGAATTTAGTGCCACCTCCTCCAGAAAAATCTGAGGAAATGTTGATATTTGATATTACTTCAGAACAATCAATAGTATCAAATTTAAATTATAATTTTGAGACACCAAAAGGTGGGTTGGCATCAATGATCGCGATTGGTGGAAAAAGTGATTATCATTTTTTTGATGATCCATTTAAAGATAGTTTAAATTATTTAAGACTTTTTACTGAAAATTCAAAAACTGGAAAAGGTGATGTTTTTTATAAAAGTCTTCCATTAGAAAAAAAGAAATCTGAGATAGAAAAAGAAAAGGAAAATAAGTTAAGAATATATGACTTTTCATCACCAGCAGCTAAAAGAATAGCACAATCAGTAGCTCATAATTTTCCGGATGTCACAGGCAATTATGCATCTGCTGTAAACGAAGTAAGATTAAAAAAAATTCAATTTGAAGCAACTGCAGATCCAGCTGAAGCAAGAATTGGTGGATTAGTGGTGGATTTTGATGTTGTTGGTAATGTGAAATCACTTTTTGGCGTTAATCAGAATGCACCAAAGCCAACAGGTGGTGGAGCTGACACCAAACCAGAACGAAAATCAGTAAAGGCAAATACATTACGAGATTATTATGGTAAACAAGCTAATTTAACTACAGTTTTGGGAAGTGAAGAAACATCAGTTTCTCCAGTATTACCAATTAGTATAGATTTGACTGTTTATGGCAATACATATTTGAACATTGGAGATATCTTTATGGTTAATTTTGTACCTGCCGCGTATTTGGATAATGTTTTATTTCAAATAGTAGGTATTGAACATAAAATAGATACTAATTGGCAAACAACTTATAATACTGTAATGAAGGTAAGACCGAATAAAAAACTAAAAGTTGTCAACCCTAATTTGTCGCCACCAGTGATGGATATAAAATACACAACTGATGTAACAAATGAAGATGGGAACGCTGGTCAGAATATCATTACTCAACTAGGTTCACTTCCTGTTGTGTGGGATGATCAACCTGATGGTTATTTGATACATAAAATTAGTCATATCTTGGATTCTGTAGTTAAGGAAAAGAAAAAGGATTATAATAAATCAGATCCTCTCGGTGATCCGAGAATGATCTCAATTCCATTTGGAGTACCAACTACACGAGCAGATATTGCTATGTTAGTTGCAGTTCAAGAAACTATTTCTGTATTTTTGAGCTTGAAGCATCTGAAAGACCTTAGTACGTATTATTTGATTCAAAATGAAGTCGATATGAAAAATTCACTAGTATTCAAAAATTTCCATTCTTCAACTGAAGACAGGCAATTGGGAATGGTCGCGTTTGTAGAAGAAAGTTATGATGTAACAGATAATGCGGCAGTAGATTATTTTGATGGTTGTAAGTTTAATGAGAAACTCACAGAAACAATGGTTAAAAAAATGTTTGGAAACAGTAGTTTGATAAAAAACAATATGTACAGTAAAATAGAATCATTATTACCAAGTGGAACGAAAGATAAGTTGGAAGTATTTACGAATGAAGATTATGACGATGCTGGGTGGACGGACGCTAAGGGAAGTGTTGATAAAGATTTTGGTATTGTTGTACCAACTTATATTTTTAAATTGGGTGAATATGATGATGATCAAGGTGAACTTTTTTCATATACGATTAAAGTAACAGAACCATCTGGTACTTTAACCAGTGGTTTTATGTCTACAATTAGAATTCCAGCATGGTTTATTAGGGATAATATACAAGTTTTTACATCTACTTTACAAAGACAATATAATCAAGCATTTAAAAATTTAGGAGAAATTTACGATATACATGCCGCAAATGTAAAGGGATCAGAAGATTTACAAAAACGAGTAGCAAAATCTGAACGATATAATATTTAATAAACTATTGACTTTATGATAAAAAACACTTAAATTAACCTATGGTTAAAATGGTTACATCGTTACAAAACTTCTCAAAGTCTCATCCAAACAATAATGTTGTCTTGATGTTTGACAAAGAAATCATTTATGCTAATCATTATGAAAAACAACAAGGTCAATTAGACAAAGAAAAACTTCATAAAGGAATCGATTACAAAACCTTTATAAAGAATGATTTGAATTATTTGGATTTGAATGTAGTAGATTATTGGTACTTCAATAAAGTAAAACATGAAGTAAAGTACTCTAACTTCTTCAGTGAT